GGTAGAAACTGATTGGGTTGAAGCGGTACTAGTTAAAGGAGTACAACTACAGGTACTCGGCGCATTATAATTGTAAATAGTTAGTGTTGTATTAGTTTGACAACCAGGTGTTGCTCCTGGGGCAGGGCTTTGAGCTGCTACGGTACCGTTGTTTGCCGATGTTGCTCCTTGAGAATTATCATAATAATTAGTAAACTCATAATAAAGACCTGCAGCAACAATTGCATTGCTTGCCGAGTATTCAGAAAGCCCAATAACGTTTGGCATAGTACATGTTGGTGTTCCACCAATACATTGTCCGGCACCTACAGAAATATTTGGACAGCCGGATGGAGTAACGCAGGTATACGCCTTAGTACGTGTACCGTTAGTTCCGCAAGCTTCAGTTTGTAGAGAGCCGTTAAACGTTCCATTTGTAGCGTTAATTGTTACCTGCGACCCGTCAGAATAAATAATAGTGCTGCAATAGTTTGGATTACTACATTGTTCAGGACATGCTGATGTAGTAAAGTTTGGAAAACCACCATTAATTTGGCAACTAGCCCAAGGTGATTGGTTGTCAACACCATTAGGAGCGGCCCACGCAACTACTGAAAGAGTATACGAAGTTGCACAATTTAATCCAGTTACTACATGGCTTACTGACGTTGCAGTTGAATTTATAGTTCCTGAGTTGTACCCACCGCCATAAATTCTATAAGACCACATACCAGACGCATTGAAAGATACTGTTGCTCCGCCCGCATTTACTGCGCTTACCGTTGCGTTTGATAATGTAGGGGAAGGACCGTTACAGGACGGTGTTGGAGTCGGAGTCGGAGTAGGTGTAGGTGTTGGTGTAGGTGTTGGTGTGGGAGCACAAACAGTGCGCCAAGTGCCGTTTACTTTTACGTAGGAGTCTGATACTGCTCTCCAGGTACCACCTACTTTTACATACCCGCAAGTAGTATCTGTGTCACCAGATACAGTTCGCCAAGTACCACCTACCTTGATGTACGTGGCCATGATTTAGCTATACTTCAGCCAGACATCCCCATCGCTTCCCCCTGAGGGGGTTGAAGTGGATACCGTAATATTTCTAACAACAGTTGAATTAGTTGGTGCAGAAGTTACGGCTCCAGAAGATGCAGAGACAGCACCAATACCTGTAGGAGTAATTGCATCTGTTCCACCCACTAAGTGCTGTACGGCGTGTAATGATGGGGCAGCTCCGATAGAAGCTGGGTTTAATTGTGGGGTACCAAAAGACTCCCAAACTAAAGTATTTTTATTCCAACGTCTTAGTCCCATTAGTTCACTCCATATACTAGTAAGCTACCGCCGGCAAAAGTTCCGGCAGTTAAAGTTAAAGTAACCGCGGTTACTAAGTTTGTAACTAAATACGAGCTTGAATTTGAAATAATTTTAGGAAGGTTAGTAACACTACTTACGTAACTTCCTTCTATTGTGCTAATTTTATATGTAGTCGTATTAGTAGTATCAAATACGTTAATTTTTACAAAACCATTTGTAGATCCTGAGTTGACGCTATCAATAGTGAATAAAGTGTTGGATGGCGTGCCACTTGCGTTTAGTGCATCAAGGTAGTTAGCGGTAATATCTCCATTAATTCTTACAAGTAAACTAGCGTCAGCAGAAATATTTAAACCTCTAATTATAATCTCTACGTCTTTGTAGTCAGAGCTTACGATACAAGTCTTAGTACTACCGCCTGTAGATAGATCAGTAACTTGAATTAAATTTTTTCCTGCGTTATTTTGTGCATCTGAATCAATCCATACGTCGCCATCAACAGGATTAACAGGGGTGTCAGGACCCACGTGGACAGTTCTTCCCGCCCTGTTATCTGTAAATTTAATTGGGCCAAGTTCTTGGCCATTTAGTTGGACAGCCATTATGCAGTGATCTCCGAACCAAATGCTTGAAAAGTAGCATTTGCAGCTGAGGTATATACATAGATAGAGTCCGTAGCAGCTAAGGTAAGTCCAAGGGTGTAGGTCGCTGTGCTGTATGCAGCAACGGCTGCATCAAAGACTAGGTACTGTTTAACGTTTTCTGCTTCTCCAGCTTGACGTAATGAGATGCGGTAAGTTAACTGAGTAGCTCCTCGATTACAGACGGCAATAGTAGATACTACGGTAGAGGTACTTGCGGCAACTGGGCCGTATAGAAGCACTGGGGTAGTAGCCGCTGGAGCACTTTGAGCTAGAATCTTATAGGCTGTTGGCACTGAGGCTCTCCTTCGAGTAGAACGTTAAGTTATTTGCAAGCCGGGGGTCGCTTGGATTTAATTCTACCGCTTTACTTCCGTATTGTAGGGCTTTCTCGAAATTTCCTAAGTTAAATGCAGCAATAGCTGCGTAGTCCCAGGGGGCTGATCCCCAGGCAAACTCTTCGCATAGATACTCTAATGGCTTAACTGTGATCTCTAGGGCCCGCTCAGCTGCTTGTAGGCAGGCAGTCCACATACTATGCTCATAGTAGAGCTTAGCAATGTCTACATATCCTTCTCGTCTATCCGGAGCTTCTGAACAAGCTTGGCTAAACCAGGTTATTGCGTCTTGGTAATCTTCTTGTAGCTTGGCGATATAGCGCATAGACGCGGCACGTTCTGGTTTCCACGTAGCCCGTGGTAAAGATAAGTGTCGTTTGAATTCTTTTTCAGCCTCTTCGTATTGTCCGTAAAAGTAAAGTTCTCTAGCGTAGTAAAAAGCATTTCTATCGTCATAGGGATCTTCCACCACAGACTGGGCTAGCAAAGGCATATACCCAGATCTAGGCTTAGAGTCATCTGCGTGGTGATGGATTTCTAATCCCATCCACCCCTGTGTTTCAGTGATGCGGTCTGTAATCATTACTTCATGTACTGGATGTTTCCATCTGTAGCCATGCCGAGAATGGATCTTATCTCCGCCGTATTGAAGGCCAGGGGTCCCATCTTCTTTCCAATTCCAAGTGTATTGGTATCTAGGTCTTGTCCACTTCTCAGCGTAGGCTTTCTCTAACTCTTCACGCCAACCAGGTAGAAGTACCTCATCCATATCTAAAGCAATGCAGTAATCAATGTCATTTGGAATAAGGGCTAAAGAAGCGTTACGTGCATCATCAAAGCGCCAAGGCTTTATAGATATGCCAACACAAACAATGCCAAGTTCTTCAGCTAACTTTTTAGTATTATCAGTCGAGCCAGTATCAGCTATGAGTAAGTAGTCTGCTTCCTTAGCGGAGTCGTACCAGCCCTGTACAAATTGTTCTTCGTTGAGGGCTATTGTATAAACAGCGACCTTCATATTGCTCCAAATTATTCAGCTGGGTAGACGGTTTCGTATCCTATCACTTCGTTAGCATCGTTCTTAATTTCAAAGGTTTCTGCCCCTGAGGCATCAGTTCCTAAGCTTCTTCTTGACTCACTCATGTTGTTGACAACCTTCCCCAAGCTCCAATAGAGCTTGATGTAGTAACTGTAGCCGTTGCTGGCAAATCTGTTTGTGCGGCGACAACTCCCATAGTACGTGGGGCTAAATTGCTAAGAACTGCTGGTTGTGAGGAATAAGCGGTGTATACAGTTCCAGGGGTTGTAGCTACAACGATAACTCCTAGAGCATATCTAGTTCCAGGAACTAGAGCGTAGGTGGCTGGGTAGCCTCCAGTAGTATTAAATATTAGTGTTGCTAATGTGCTAGCAGATGCAAACACAGTTGTGGAAGCAGCAGTTCTTGCTACAAGGGTTGCTACTCCGGTTCCTTCATTAAAGGTATACAACCCAAAACGAATAAGGGATGCGCCTGTAGTAAGGGTAAGGGCAGACGCTACGCTTATAGAGTTAACTGTTGCTCCCCACATAGGTGAGAAGAAGGTAAAGTAAACAGAGCCGCTAGTAAGTGTTGCGCTTTGATTTCCAGTACGTGGAACTACATCAATTACTGAAGAGCTCTGGTTTAGGTTTGCAGCCAAGCTGCTAAAAGCATCAGCGTTAAGTTTTGCAGCGGTTACTGCGTTATCAGCAATTTTAGCCGTAGTCACGTTA